CTAGCTCACCGCTACGAGGAATTAGACTATAGTTGGCTGCTGCAATACCTCTTGTATTCTCTACAATGTTACGCGCGCTAGAGTCCTCTACGGGATTCCAGACAGACTTAAGAGAAACTGTCTTACCGGCGTAGAATCCTGCCTCTGCCTTTACTACATCGCCGATGAAGTTCTTATTGTAGATTGGCACAACCTCAAACCCTTCGAGGAGTGCAGCAGTAAGTCTATCCCTACCATTAGAAACATGCAGATTGCCAAGATCATCTATAGTTACAGAGATAGGCTCAATACTAGGTTGCAGTCCTTGAGCTAATGATTCTCTGATTTGCTTACGATGAAATGCAATGTTGTTAGCTCTCTCAAAATCTGTTGGATCTACTTGTTGAGTTACTCCTTCTCCAAATCCACCAGTAGCAACTTCCTCAGGAAGAGGAGCACCGTATGAAGACCTTACATAGTCCTTATACGATTGGGTATTGACAGATTGCTCAAGCAGATCATGAGCAGAGATATAGGTAAGATCCTCAGTAGGAGCAATACCCTGTATAGTCCTAAAGGTAAGTCCATCTACTCCTTTAGGAACTGCGCGCGCTGTCTTCGTATTCTTTAGAGACGAGAACTCGCGCAACGGATCACGAGGAATAGAAAGAGTTTCCGCCAGATAGTCTAGTGCTTCTCTAGAATTAGCTAGCGCATCCTTAGGAGACTTGAACTCAGTAATGACAGAAGGATTAACGATCTGCACTGCGCCGCTTGGAGATACAAGAATGTCCTCCGGATTGATTGCAGTAAATCCTTTCTTCTTCGCACTGATCTGAGCGGCTATACTCTCAAGGTTACGTAGGTGAGAGGGCTCGAAGTCATCAGTCCTAGATATGCGTTGGGCAGAAGGATGGCGCTTTTGAATGAGGTAAGTGGACCCATCACGTTCATACTTTGCCCAAACACGATTGCCATAGATTCCATCAAGGTCATCCAGCGTGGCAAGAGCGGCCTTAGCGTCGTTAGTTTTAACAACGACATAACGTCCGAATACTTTAAGCTCATGTTGTTTATGAGTTCCAATGTGCGCGCTCTGAATAGACGCATTGTCAAACTGAGACACAGCAATTGGAATATCGGCGTCCTCTACACCAGACTGTGTAAGGCGAATCTTTTGCTCGTCTGTCAGTCCTTGGCCAGACTTTACTTCCGCGCCCAAACCACGAGGAAGAGAAGCCTTGTAGTCTATGTCCTTGATCTTATCTAGTTGTGCAATTGCCAGTTCCTTATGTGCAGCACTATCCCATTCGATGTGTTGCAGCACAGAGAACATATCGTTCTTAGCAGCATCTAGTCCTGTTGGGCCATAGGACTTTAGAAAGTCCGCTAGAGTTCCTTGAATCTCGCGTTCAGTCTCCTCTACTCTAGCGCCGCTGTGATTCATTGCCTGCTTGATAGCAGTTGCAGCTTGCTTGGCTTTTTCACTCCTCGTGGTTGGAATGCCGATGTAGTCAGCTACCTTGTATGCGTAGTCCTTTAGCGGCTTTGTTATTGCACCTGTCAGTGTAGAGACAGACTTAAATAAAGCAGCAGTAGGCTTACCGCTAAGGCCATAGATGCTAGCTTGCTGTGCCGGACCTTCTGAAAGGAACGGAATATGGTCTAGCGAGGTAGGACTACCAAAGCCAATCAAGTGCCTCTGTCCTAGTCGGATCTGATCGTAGGTAGTGCCAGCAAGTTGGAGTTCGTTAACCTTTACTCCTCTACCTTGAAGCTCAACGAGCATATCGTTAAGCTCATTGATCTGATCTAGTGAACGATGCTCAAGTGCAACAGAACTACCAGAGCGAGTAGCGTTCTCTCCTGTAAGCGCGCCTTCCTCAATGGCTTTAATCCTACCTGCCATCCTCTTCTCGATAGCCTCAGTAGAGATACGCCAAATACCGGCAGCATCCTTTACTAGATTGTCGCCAGCATTAGTGACAGCTTCTGCTGCCCTGCCCATCTTAGTAAGCTGACCGAACTTTAGCTTATTTAGAGGATCAAGAGGATTAGCAATAGCGGCAGCAATACCAAGGATTGCGGCAGCCTCGTGTCCCATACCAGCATCTCGGAATAGGTCAGAGAATCCTACCTGGGTATTGTAGTGTCCGATTCCATGCCTAAACGAATACTTATCGTCGTTACTAACAACGCTGCCAACTGCCTTTGTTAGAACTTCCTCAGCAGCGCCAGCTACTCCCATCAACTTCTGAAAGGCAGTAGTTTCGCGCTCGCTTCTACCAGTTCCAGCCACAAGACGAGAACCAGTGCGCCTAACAATGTCAGAAATCTGACGTTGTCTTGCGTCAATTAGTCCATCAAGACCTGTCATTTGTTAGCGTCCGTGTAGCTTGAATGGATTAGGAACAGTCTGAGGCTTTGTATATACGTCTTTCCAACTCTGGATAGTCTTCTGGATCTTTTCTTTATTGTCCTTATTAGCTACCTTAAATAGTCTAGCTTGCAGTCTGTCAAGAGATTCTCCAATACCAACGGCACTAGCTCCATTCCAGCTACTAGTCTGCATCTTTCTAAGGTAAGCAGTCAACTTACTAGGATTATTAGCAACATCAAACTCCTCAGTTCCTTGCTGAACGTCGTCTGCCTCAGTAACAAACTTCTCAAACTTAGCGTATTGAGAAGGAGTAAGCCGACTCTTTGCGTTCTCTCTGATATCCAGTTCAGTATTACCAAGAAGGGCTTGCTCAATGTCAGCAAGCTTATTGGTAAGATCATGTCCGACAAGTTTCTTACGAGCAAGGAAATTGGCTTCTTCCTTACCTCCCATTGGGCTATACTGCATATTAGGCTGGAACTCTTTGTCGATGACATCAACTGCATTCGCAATGTATTGATGGAATTGATCCGGAGTTCCGCCATTAGCTAGATGCCTTCTATAAGGCTCGCGCATAGCTTGGTCAGCCTTGACTAGTTCTTGCTGGATAGAGGCTACTTCTTCCTTCGTGGTTGCGTGCCTAAGATCGTCAAGATACTTATGAATATTCTCAAAAGCATCAAGTGACTTATCAAGTCCTGTAACAGAATCAGAACTGAAACTTTCCTGTGTCTTGAGATTACTTGCCAATAAACGCCTAGCATCAATAGCTAGAGCGGCTATCTGATCCGCTTCTTCTATAGCACCAGCAGACACAGAATTACGAAGTCCTCCAAGTCCGCGCTTCTCAAGGTATCGTTGTGCAGTCTCTTCCATCTTATCGCGGTTAAACATATCGGACATTTGCGCACGAAGCAATGGACTCGTATTAGCCATCGCGCGTGTAAGCATTTCAGCCTTACCAGCTTCCCCGATAGTTCCACCGAAGAGAGCAGTGCCAATGTCCAATGGACCGCTGACAATATCAAGTAGTCCTGCGCCAATTTGAATGAGGTTACCTAGCGGACCAGTCCCAGCAAATGGACCGTATTGAAGCTTCTTTTCTGTTTCAGCGTTCTTAAGAGCCTTACCAAGTTCCTCTTGATAGAAGTCAAACCTCTTCTCTTCCTCACTGTTAACAGGTTTAACAATGCCTTTTGCGTCTAGCTCCGCGTATCTCTTGTTAATGGCGTCAAACAACCCTTTGGTCATATTAACGCCAGTATCTCTATTCAAGAGAGCTTCTGATACCTTAGCTCCGCTAGTAGGATTTTGACCAGGGACAGGAACAGGCTTTGGATCTTGCGTTTGGACAACTAAACCTTTTTGCTGGGCCTCAGCTAGCTTAATGTCCATGTCCATTTCTTTCTTCTGATTATCCAGAAGAGAACCACGGACATCAACTGCCGACTTACGCATATCGGCCATATGCTTCTCTTGATCTCGCACATGAGTAAGCGCGTCTACAAGAGATTCATTAGGGCCGTTCTGGCCTGCTCCTCCAAACAAAGGCTGTGTTAGAAGTTCTTTAAGTTGGTCATGCACAGCAGTAGTCATGATCCAATTCTTAAGGTCAGGCGATACCTTAGGTTCTGTATTCGCAGTAGCGGTAGGCTTAACTGGATCTTGAGTAGTCATCTAGTCATACTCCTTAGTGTGCTAAACAAATCCTGGAGGGTTTCACTTCCTCCTTGTGGTTTTGGTTGCAGTGACTGAGTATACTCGTTAGAAGTTTGTGATACTGACAGAGCGCCTTTATTTGAGATTCGGATCTCGTCAAACATCTTGTCAAGATCCTGAGTAACTGTAGTAGGAGCAGCTGCCTCTTCAAGTTTTCCAAGTCCTTCGTCAGCAAGACTAGAGAATGAAGAGGTTCCTATGTTCTTTAGAGTTGACGGTCCTGGAACTCCAAAGAAGGCAGCTATTAGATCGCCTAGATTTAGAGCTAGCTTGACCATTAGAAGAGTCCAAAGATAGACGGACGATCCGGCTTCTGATCCCTACCAGTCTGGATACCGCCATACACTCCAAGAGCGCCACCAAGAATCTGAGCCTGCTCAGTTTCCATAGCGACTCCGAGCTTACCTCTATCTTCCATAAGCCCGGCTTGCTGTTGCAGGATTTGAGAGATAGTAGAGGCAATTCCACCGCGTTGAGCAAGTAGCCCGCTTCTATGTTGCGCCTCACCAAGTCTGCCTTGCACAATCGCCTGACTTAAAGCAGAAGATTGTCCAACAGCAGCGTCGGTCGCACCACGACCAGCAAGAATAGCAGCCATTCCACCGCCGCCATATCTACCATCGCCAGATAGGCGCGCAGCATTAGCAGCAGCCATTCCTGCGCCTGCTGTAGATCCAAGAGAAGAAGAGATTAGCTGTCCTGTAAGACCGCTAAGACTATTCATCTCTGCGTCAACCATGCCGGCAGTTTCATTTAGAGGATTGAGCACATTAGCCAACATCTGAGATGTTGCGCCTGTCTGTGTCCCAAGCCTGTTATACCGAGCAGTAGCACCACCGAGCCTATCGCGAAGCAATCGCGTAATAGCATCCTGAGTGCTTTCACCTTGCCCGTAGTCAAGAGGATGTGGAGTTAACTGAGCATTAGGACTATCGAACTGATTCGGATTAGTCCTATACTGAACATCCCGGTATTCGTTAGTCCCACCACCAGGAGAAGTAACTCTATTACCGTATGCTTGTCCGTAGGTATTTGCCCAGGGATCTTCCCAAAAACTAGACATAGGTCACCTTAGAAAATGATAAATGTAAACTCATCGTTTACACTACCATTAAGTTGGAACACAATTCGGTTACTATCTGCCGGACTAACTAGCAGTGTCTTGTCTCCCTCAATGAAGACCTTAGCTAGAGTAGTTGCTTTGGTTAGAAGTTGCATAGCTCCCTGAGGAGTGCGTGCGAGCCCGTGGTCCACCGTGACTAGCATAGGCGCGGCGGCCGTCTGAGTCACGCGAATAAATTGACCATCGAAAGTCTCGCAACGTTCTTTGTCTAAAGGCTTTCCACCGCCATCTACGTTTCTAGCCGCTACCTGGAACGACTGTAGTTCGTCTAAAGCGCGAGTATTCTCTCTGAGGATATCTTCAATCTCTCTAAAGAGCTTCTCTTGATTAGTTCCATCAAAAGGAGTAAGGTTCCTAAAGAAGCCTCTCTTTCTTGCTTTAGGAAGAGTCTCCTTTTTATTACTAGAAGGAATTGCGCTCATTGCTCTAGACTAGCTCCCTTAGTTGGAGCCACGTTATACACAATAGCGTCAAAGGTAGCGTCAAGTTCAGAAGAGGCCAGTTGTAGCTTCACTGTCTCGCAAGCTCTATTCACCTGAGTTCTCTTACGTTGACTATCAGAATCTGTGATATCCAACCAGCTATCAGCTAGAGGAATGTCAACGTTATTGAATCCGATTCGATACTTAAATAGCGTATCATGCCAAGTGATAAACTCTTGAAGCTTCTTATCCCAGAATGAAACTTCTAGTTGATCCCACGCCAATTCCACCATAGCAGGAACTTGGCCGAAATACAACTTACAGTCCTGTGTAACAGTGAACGTCTTCTGAGTATCTGTCCATGTCTCATCTACATGCACAAACACCAGTGTTGCATCATAGGAGGTAATTGGAGCCGAGAACCATCTCCCATCTGTATTGACAATGGTTACCCAAAGACCAATGTAGTCTTTAGATGCATCAAATCCAACTGGCTTATACTCATACTGAGAGTTAATAGCCAGACTATATGGATTAGCAAGAGCTAGTCCTGTTGGGATACCGTCTGTCTTACTCTCTCCCCAATAGTAGAGTCTTCCATTCTCTCCTCCGACAACAAGCTTGTAGACAAAACCTTGAAGTCTATTCGTCACACTGTCTACAAAGATAGAACTGGTCCCATACACAAGAGACAATGCATTTGTGCAAATTGTCCCTGTGTATCTATACCAACCATTCACTCTGTAGTTGTATACAAAGGCTTCTCCATTTCTATCAAGCTGAGTAGTTACACCATTAGCGTCTGTTCTCTTAGGAGTATAGAAACAAATGATTTCTCGACGTCCAATATCGTGCCCAACCACGACGGATGAAGGATTCAGCCAGTTATACTCAGGCAATCCATCGCCAGCATACTTAGATTCCTCGATAGGATACCCAAGATACTGAACTCCGCTAGTGTCTAGCTTATACGGGCCATGCTGAGACCAGAAGAAGATAGACTCTCTTCCTGTATCCGGATCTGTGATTAGCTGAATAGAGCGATCGCTAACAGCGCCAACACTAGCCATCCTAGTAAATTGATGCCTGTTCCCACCAACGTCATCAAGGCGCCAGATAGCATTCGGCTTAAAAATGAAGATCGCTTCAAAGGCTGCGATAATTCCTGTTGGGAAATCTCCGCTTCCTTGCGGGATCTTGAGACTATTAGCGATAATGTCAATGCGCTCAGGATTGCCAGGATCGCTAAAGTATACAATATCAGGGTTAAGGACATCGCCCACCAGATAGAGTCTGTCATTTAGTGAAGCGGCGTATGCGCATACCGGCATCTCTGTAACGTTACGATCCAGCACTACGTTTGGCAGATTCGCGTCAGCCTCTGCAATAGTGATAGATTCGCAGAAACAGTTACCTCCACCAACTCCAACAGTTACAGTGCTACCAGCTCCCATTCTAGTCTTGAATAGAGGAGCAGACTTAGCTAGTGATTCTGTTGCTTGTGGTAAGGTCCGGTATACCTCGATGAGAGTTACGCGATTGTCAGGATGCTGAGGCACCATGAACAATCCAATGGCATTCGTGCTAAATACTTCGCAAGTAGCTACAGGAGATACAATGTATGTCCCGTTCTTTTCTTGGAAGTAAACCACGACGACTCCATACCAGCCATTGACTAGCGCCCCAGGAACTGCCGCTGTCTCATACAATACAGGAGTTCCACCATTCCATTTTCTAAATCCTGCTGTATTGATAGACTTGCCGTCGAAGACTTTTGGCAACGCATTAGGACTAGTAAGGATCGTCCTATCTCCGACAATTGTATGATTCCAGTTAAGACCTGGCACAAGTTCAGACATAAGGCCGTGGTTAGCCAAATGTAGAGGAAGGTATGTCCCTGTAACGGACTCATCAAAAGCAATAGCATCGCCATATACAGCGAGAGTTCCGTATTGCTGACCAAACGATGCCTTGAAAGCTGCAAGTCCGTTAACGCGCGTGTATCTCTGACCGGAATCGTAAGTCGGATCAGTAATAGGCATATAGCCAAGACAATCCTCATAAGCCCAAGTGCCTTCAAACAACTCCTTCTTAAGATACGCATTGAGGTTGATAGTCTGATAGATGAAGTTTCTATAGGACTGAGGCATTCCCCAACCCTTATAGCCGAGACGGAAAGTATCAGGATAGATAGACTTGTTAGGGATCTCTACGCCAGTCTTCTCAGAGAACTCAAGATTGATAAGAAGATCAGAACTACGATCACTTCCTACCAACTTACTATGTCCAACTCTGGCAATCTCTGTATTACTTAGAGAGATTGACCACATACGGAACATACCGACAGTAAAGTTCCCTGGCTGATCTTGATACGGAGACATGAACCTTTGTTGCACTGGCCAAGGTCCATGATCCGCTCTAATAGCGCCACCACCTTTAAGGAAAGAAGACTTTGGAGTAGCTACAGGGCCATTAGGAAACGGCATGTTAATGGAATGATCCCAGCCATCATTAACATAAGAAGCTCCAATACTGATATCATAGTCTTGCTCATGCGCCAGTGCTCCTGTAGTAATGATAGAGCCCGCCGCAAAAGTAAAACTAGAACTCAAAGCAGGAGGAGTTCCAGCCGTAACATTCTCGATCCAGATTTCCATTACCCAACCAGAAGCATCCATAGTATTGGTGCCTCCGGTATATACGTAGTTCACTCGTTGAACAAACGTAAGGGTGTAGACGTTCCCAACCACAAGGGATGAAGCAGAGCGCAGCCTACAATACTTAGGTTGCAACCCGCCAGTCTGAGACTTAAATAGCTCAAAGATCACTCTGCCATCAGGCGCTAGAACTCCGCGAGCTACTGGAATCCTACGACGTTCGGCCTCATTAGTAGGAGAGCTAGTGGCTGTGTATGTCTTAAGTTGGACTCCTTCAATAGACCAAAGAGTTTGGTCATATGCGCGAAGGTGTTGCTGGATATCAGGTCCGGGAACCGGATCTGTAGCATGTCCGATAAAGAATCTAGCAGCGGCACCAGCTTCCGCAGTTCCATCTAACAACGAATCATAGTCAGCAGAACAACCAGTATTCATTGCACGTCGTGTTTCCACTAGTGCAAGATCGCGCATAGTGAGAGGATCTGTTCCCTTATCATTCAACTCAGGTTGAAATGCGTCAGGAACTAGAATCTGTATCTGCACTGTAAAGCTATGCTGATCTCTATGGACTAGATATCCCGCTCCGATATCGTCATCGAAGATATTGCACAACTTAGCAGCAAGACCACTACCAAAGTGTCTATCGTCCCTTCCGAAACTCTTGATTAGGTGTTGTCCTTCTCCAAGTTTGATACCTTGGCCACTAAGCAAACCAGCCTCAGTAACATAACCAGGATAACCATGATGCACAGTGCAGTAGTGCCGTTCTCTCCCAGTGACGTGATTACTACAAATTGGGCCGCCTTCATTTAGGAACCAGTTTCCTTTAAGGTTAGCTGTGCCAGTATCAAGGATACGCTTTTTAGCATTAGCTAGAACATTACCAGCCGAGCGGACCTCATTCCAGATACGAAGATCCCACATGGCAGTGCCACGAGGAGGAGAAAGAGCCCATGTATTGATCTGCTGCGCGCTAGGAATAAATGAGTAATCATGAAAGAATGTCTGATGCCCGTGCATATCTCCGCGAATCTTACACGAAGATGAGTAAGAAGCACGAGCAGTGCATTCATTCAAGAGAACAATATCTCTCTTTTGACCGGCAGCGTATGTAACTCCATTGATGACGTCATACTCGCCAACAAACTTAAACGTCTCAACAGTAACCGGAATGTCAAAAGAAGTAGAGGCAGCTCCATTCACGTAGAGAATGAATCTACCAGGACCAGCGCCAGCAGCAGGATCATACGTAAGAGCTACATGGTAGTTTGTTCCAGCAACGTAGGTTCCCAACGCATGAAGCATGAAACCTTGCCAGTATCTACCAGTATTCGCTCCCGTAGACTCAACCAATCCAAAGCTAACATAAAGATTGTTAGAGTCAAAGTAGAATGACAAGGCATTAGTCGGCAACACATCAAATTGTGTAGGCGATGCCAATGCTGTCATGTTCCATGTAGTGCCAGGAAATATGGCACCGCTAACAACAAGACCATCATTCCAGATATGACCGTTAGACAGCAATGTCTGATCGTAAAGATAGACTCCACTACGGAAACTGTAGTTTGTCCAACTACCTGGATATGTAGCTACTCGAACGAAGTTATTAGCAACTAGTTCTTCCTTATCTCCAAGACGAAACATGAACTCAATCGTCTTAGGTTCTGCGCGCCTAAGTTGATAGTCAGTCTGCCAGCGAATAAGGCCGTAACTAAGAGGCGAAATCGCTGTAGTTCCCTTACTGTGATTTGTTTCCTGTAGCTTCTTGCTATAGCTAACAGGAGTCGACTTGCACAATGCCTGAGTTTTAACAGGCTCATGCACAGTCTTGTAACCACGACGTCTCCTAGAGCGACCATCAGGTAACCCAAAGTTCTCTAGCAACCTAGGGCTACTAAATGGCTGCCTACTATCCCTCGTGGTTTTATCCATTCCACGAAAGGCGCCTCCTCTATCAATTGGAGTCTTCATGGCTCGTCAAACTCAGGGAAACCAGAAGGACCGTGCGGAATACCTGGAACATCATCACTGCTCGGGAAGTTCTCAGTAAAGTCGTCTGCCAACTGATATTCCTTAGTCATTCTGTCAAGCTCGCCTAGTGCTCCGTCTCTATAGACTGGAATCATCTCAGCGTCTTTCTGCCACTGTGCAACAAACCAGCCAGCAGCATACAGAACGACGATGCGATCACTACGAGGAACGTCTGGCACATCCTCATCAGAGACAAGTTTCTTAGCATCGCCAAAATACTTAAAGTGAAGAACTCTGCGATCAAGGAAGTATGGATACATCCACGCATACTTCTTTGGATTGATATTCAGCGGATCAACAGTAACACTGTAGATCCGATCAAGTGAGGTATGCAGCTTCCTAGCTCTAATCTCGCGCTCAAAGAGAGTAGGATGAATATACCTTACGGTATTCTCCTCAGTGTCTTCATCCGTATGACAGGCACTATTACGGATAAAGTCATCAGGTAACTCAAAGTAAGCCTGAGCGACCTTAAACTCTCTAGCTACCTGCGCTACACCAAGAGCGACAAGAACGTGTCCAGTAGAGTTTACAGGAATACTGAACTTGTCATCAGCAATTCTCGTTGCGTAGTAGTAACCATCGTAGGTCAATGCTCCATCGTGCAATGAACCAGCAATAGCTACTCCAAATGTTGCCACATTAGTTGGGATATGGCAAGTGCCACCTTGCGTAGTCGCAAGATTGATTGTGAAGATCGTAGGATTACCTGTAGTAATTAGGAGAGTTCCTACAACCTGTGCGTCTCCTCTAAATCCATGCTTGAGCAACATGGTATTGCTAGAGATAGACACGCACAAAATGCCTTCACGTCCTTGCCCATTCAAGTCTACTATCTCTCGCGGTGAAATCGGCGTGTTTGACCACGAGGTGTAAGGAACCTGATTGTTAGACTTAGTAAAGATACCAGCACCATAGCGGATGTCAGCTAGTGTAGGAGTAGTCTCGCCTACATTGATTGACGTATCTCGCTCAAGATGCGGCCAGTTCTTACGTCGGTTACTAATCCAAGCAATTCCGTCATTGATCTTCTTATCAAGAGCAATTACGTTGTTCTGCTTGGAGAGGTCAATACCGAAGTCATCAGCAAGTCGCTCTCTGATAGACTTGAGTGTGTAGTCTTCGAGGGCCATTGAGTTATTGTAGGATAGAGAATAGGCATTCCATTCCGCCACGCCAATATCAATATTTCCTTGGGAGTCAAGGTGAATAAGGTCCGGGAGGTAGGAATAGCCATCTGAGTCGTATACGCGATAGTTTGCATCATCCCATCCTGCACGAAGTTGTGCAGACCGGACATTCTTAGCACGCTGCACAAGGAAAATGCCAGCAGGACCACTAGGGATAACTAGATGATGCGTGAGATTAGAAACCCAGCGGCAAGGTAGTGGATCGTTCGGCATCACAAATGCTCGAACTTCCTTCATGAATCGTTTATATAGCCCATAATAGGCGAGGTCATTACCCTCAACAAAGCAATCCGAGTCTCCTTGCTTCCAGTCTACATACAGAACCTTGATGGTATGGCCAAGGCCAGTCATAACTGCCTTGAAAGCATTCCATCTTACCATGAATGGAGGAAAGAGCCCTGTGGCAGTTTCACTATTCCATACTGGAAAAATAGCAGACGGACCAAGAACAGACGAATCTACTGCAAACTTGAAGATGTAGATTTCTCCAAGTGCCGCTACTGCTGCGGCAGCATTACTCATCTCAGGTCCAAATCTACCTGCGATATGTCCTGTCGTGTTATTCGGAAGATTAGGACCAACTCCATCAACATTGAGAAGCTCCATAGCGTTATTCTCAAAGTTGAAAATAAACGTATTCGCTTGTGGTCCACGAAGCGAAAGAGGAAGGTCGAGTTTATTTCCTCGTCCTTCCTCGTTAGATTGCCCGAGTCGGACAATTACGTTCTTTACAGCCATGTTAACTTCTCAGGCCATAGAACTGCGTAGCAGCCTTATCTAGACACTCTTGCTTAGTAAGCGGAGCATGTCGCGCAAGAACCTTTCGTGCCTTAGCAACCGTTGTATCTTCGCTATCTTCTGTAGCGTTCTCAACGACTGTCTTAGACTGTGCCCACAGCTTTCGCTTACCAGACTCGCCTTCCCATATTTCCTTAGCAAGCTAGACAATACGTTGCTTTTCATTACCGCGCCTTACTGCTGAATCAGGGCCGCTAACGTAGTCTTCCGTATAGCGTGCAACAGGAGCGCGCATGAAAGTCTTACGCTGAATCGAGTCATCCGCCTTTGTCTTGGCTTGTGGAGTCCTAGGAATGTAGTCCTTAAACCTATCGCCAGGAGGCTTGTTAGGATCTACCTTAACAGAGAATGGTGCACGTTCAACCATTCCCATATCAGCAGCGTAGTTTAGTTGAGTTGCCATTAGGTAGAGTCTCCCCATTGAGTAGGCGGATCAACTGTGTAGAACACAATCACATTGCCAGCCACGTTAGTGTCAATTAGCAACTTCAACTGGTAAGTAGCACCAGCGGTGATATCTACCCATTGGTCAGTGCTAGTAAAAGGCCAAAATCCTTGCTGTGAATTAGCGGCAGCAGCTTGCAGAATAATGTTATCGTTATACCTGCCTGAGATACCAGCCCACCAACCACGAGCAGTGTTAGCTGTCAAAGCACTTATGTTACAGTTAGCAACCTGAGTATCTACGCCGCCAACTGATGCAAACAAGGCCCATGCAGCACTATCAGCAACACCAGTAACAGACGCAATGATGCCGATAATTCTAGCTCTAGGCTCTAGTGCTGTTGAAATAAGAACACCCGGACTTACGTCAGGAGTTCCTAGAGCATTGAACGTCTTAGACTTAATTCCGATGTTCATTGCTTCTTACCTTTAGCCAAACTGGCGGCTTTATCCATCATGCGCTTATGGCACTTATCGCACAACTGGAAATAGGCTACTTTTACAGTAGACTTATTAGAGCAACGAAACTCAGGAACGTTAAAACGATAACAGCAGAAACCTTGCTCAATGTTCTGCTTCAATCCTTCCGGAGTAGCAGGCAAATCTGCGTTTGTCTTTTTGTCTGTCATGTTATGAATGCAGGGAGCCTATTAGACTCCCTGCATCGAAGGCTCAGAAAGCCTTGCCCATGTAAAGGGCACCAGCAGTTCCGCCAGGAACCAGACAGTTTACAAACGTCCAACGAAGACCGGCAGTAGCGTCCACAGTCTCCACAACGATACCAATGGCATTATCGTCGTTGGCGTTCGCAGCAGCCCTACCAAAGCCAGAGGCATTACTGGTAACCACTGAGCCCACAGTAATAGCAGCGGCAGCAGGATAGAACACACGAGCAAGTCCGTAGGTAATTGCTTCGCCATCCTTACCAGGAAGGATGTCAGCAGCAAGAACACCAACTCGGCCAGGAAGACCAGGAGTAGCAGCATCATTGCCGGAAGCCAGAACAGGAATGATAGGAATATCAATTTGCCTGACCGTTCCAGCAACACCACCACCAGCCTGGTAGTCCTTATTCATGGTTCCGTCCATGAAAAGAACCGCAGGATTGCTGGCAGCTACTGAGTTGAATGTGACGATTGTTCCTCGCACAAGCGTAGTAGCGCCAGTATTACGAACCGCAAGACGAACACCTTGCGGATGACTACCAAGAGAAGTCGTCATGGTATCACTCCCTTACCTTGATGACGCCCTGGAAACGGCTATTGCACAGAGTGCTATTGCCGGCCAGAAGGATCTGCGCGACCTGTGCGTCTTGATCGTAAGGAGTAACGAAAGGAGTCATCACAAAGTTACGACGAGCATGCAGGGTAACGCCAATATACTCACTATTGATGAAGTAGAACAGATGGTCAACACCAGCAGCACTAGTGCCGGGAGTTCCCGCACCACCAGTAATGTTAGTGCCAGACTGAATGTTCTCATCCCACATCATAGTGGCGCCCTTGAACTTCATGTTAGTAAAGCCGACTTCCATCAGCTTCGTATCCATGAGGCGCAAATAAGCGCGGTTGTCGTCTTCGTAACGCTGGAACATGAACTGATCCGTAAGGATCAAGTCAGGCTGCGTGAGGCCCTTACTAACAGCCAAGTAAGTCTCGCCAAGATACTTGGTCAGCAAGCTAGTGCTGGCACCAAGAGTTCCGGCGGACTTATCAGCGTAGTAGTTCCTCCACCACGTTTCGATAACACGGTCGATACCACCAACGGTGCCTTGAGTAGCACCAGCAAGGTCTTCGATAAGCTCGTCGAGCCCAAGGAAGTCACGAATCGGATCTTTCGTGGTAGCGTTAGCAAGCAGCTTTTCAGCAAGCCACTGTTGCAAAGACATCTCTGCAACCTTAATCTTTGCCTTGAGCATATTGAAGACAGCAGCCTCACCGGAGTTCTGCAATTCTTCAAGTCCGCTCAACGAAATGCTCGCAGCGGCTTGACGCCAACCATACTGAGCCAACGTGAGTTCTTCCGTCGGGAAGACATTCAAGCGGTCATAGCCCTTGTAGGCTTGAACCGTGCTATTGGTAGCATACATCAACGGTTCGTCGATGCGCTTACCTCCACTTTCCGTCTTTACGCGGCCCTTCATCAACAACCAAGCAGCAAGCGGATTAGCCTTGAAAATGTTATCGGCCATCCTCTTGCGAACAAGTTGAAGCGTGGTTGTCGTGAGGGTAGTCTCTGAAACTGCCATGTTACTTACCCTTCAGCATGCTTCGCTTTGGCAAGACGGTATGCGATTTCAATTGCATCATCCATTCGCGGCGTGGCTTTTGGATCGTTGATTCGCTTTTCCATCTCAGCAAAACCATCGTTGGTCGTTGCATCGACCGCACCAGCATTACGATTTGTTTCTGTCGTAGGCACTACTGGCGGTGCCTTAGACGGCGACTGTGAAGGCTGCGGCTTGGCTGCCTTACTGTAGCGGTATGCTTCATCAAGTGGAAGTCCGTGATTCAGTAGCCGAGAAACCTCGTCCTTGTATTCATCAAGGTCAGGATGCTTCTCTCTAAATCGCTCGATCTCAGCTCGTGCTTGATTACGAGTCAATGTATTGACTTGTTCCTTAAGATCCTTTACGTAAGAATCTGTTTCATTCACGGGAGGTTGAGCAGACGGAGTATTCACGGGCTTGGCCGGGAGTCTACCAGTCTTCGCACGCAAGTGGTCGTGAATCTTGCCGACTAGCTCAGGATCTCGCTCGATCATGTCGTAGTTACCAGCCTTACGCATAAGAGTTTCATACTCTTCTGGCGAGATAGCTTTTGCTGTTGAACCACGAGGAGAAGAAGGATCAGCAGCCGGCGCATTAGTAGTCGCAGGTGCAGGAGCCTTAGGAGCAGGCCCAGGTGCATTCTGAGCAACAACAGGATCAACTCCAAGAGGAGTATTACTTGGCGGAGGCAGGTCGGTCATTGGTATACTTATCGGTCAGGTTGAGAGCCTTAAGAGTTTCGTGAATATCCTCATCACTAAACTCGGAACGTTTATCTACAATCCGAGAAGACTCAATCTCGGACTGCATTTGCTCCTTAGTCAAAGGAGTCTTTTGCCACCACGGGAGGTAACTTTCGTTTGTAGACATCGTCAGGTATCCTTGACTTCTCTATCGCAGAGTGAATCTCGTCGTCAGTCATACAGTCAACAGCAGCCGCGCGTTTAGGCTTAGTAAAGTATTTGGCTTTATCGTAAGTCACGCCATGCTGTTTGCATAGTTGGTCGCGCTGTTTACTACTGGTTATTTCTATGGGCTTACCAGTCATATGTTCCTCAACATACGGCTTAAACGAACGCATGCTAAGAACCTTAGGAATCCCAAGGGTTGCCCTTAAACCACAAGGGAAGAAAGTAGCAGGCTCCCATGTAGTAGAATCGGTTCCCTCGCGCACATCATGCTTGCACTTGATGTATTTCTTAAACTTACTGAGAGGCAGATACTTCTCTGTCTCGTGGCCTCTAGAGCAAATGAATCGGTATTGAGGCATTAGCCACCTGGAACTGATTGAACAGGAGTCCTATCTTCTGCCGTTGCTCCGTTAGCTGTAGACTGCGGAGTCGGATTCTCGCTAGCACCAGCGGAAGCAAATGGATCTGCTGCCTGCTGGGCTCTAGCTGCCTTTTCTTGAGCAATCATCAAGGCTTGCTCATGTTCTTGCCTATGCATCATTAGGCGCTCTGCAACATCAGGGCTACCCTGCATGATTTGCATGCCAATCTGCGACTGCATGAACGCATCGAGGACTTGCATATGTGCAGCGTGATTCTGTTCCTCAGTTACCGGCGTTGCTACACCGGCAATGATGCCAGAAATCTCAATCATCTGCAACATCATCTGAGCATCGAAGCCGCCAACAATCTTCTCGGCGTCAAAGATACCAGCAGCCTCAAGCATACGCTGGAACAGGATGTCTACGCGAACACGCGGCCCGTATAGCTGGAACATATTCGTAGCGATCTGAATAAGCCCAGCATACTTCTGCATTTCCTGCGTTGAATCCATCTTGCGGAATGAATTAACGCGAATACGAATCTCAGGCATCCAATTGATGTCTTCAGCAGTAAAGTTGATCCACCTTACTGCGCCGGCGCTACCATTAAGTCGGAATACCCACGCGACTCCCTTATCCTGCTTAACAAGTGCGCGAGTCATCTTCGCATTCTTAGTCAAAACACGAATTAGGAACTTGCTTACCGCGTCTACCTTCTCATCCGTCTTAAGTTGCGTGCCAGTCTCAACAATACTAGCCTCTGTAGCAGTTCGGATACCAGAACCACCTCGCCTATTCTGGCCAAATCCACTAACCTGTTGAATATATGTATTCATCAGGTTTAGCAGCGTGTAATTATCACGTCCTGCAAACGAAGGCTGCAATAGTGTGAGTGCGTCAGGTCCATCAACCTCTACAAGTTGACGTGAACGTCCTTTGTAGAACTCCTCTCTAAACTTAGCGAAGTTCTTGATCTTGCCAGAATCGGCAGCATACAAAAGTCGGTCATTCTCGACCAACTGAGTGACTCGACTAATTAACCAGTCAATAGCATACTGCATATCTTGCCAAACTGCAAGTTCCGACTGAGGACTTTCATCAGGAACAGGATTAAGAACAAGACGAGTGACCGGGAAGGTATCGAAACCCTCTCCCATAACCTCATCCCATGATGTTAGCTCCTTAATGGGCTTATCTTGCCCGTCAATAAGCACGCACATCTTTCGACGAACCTGCCATTTCCCAGCATTCTCGATTAGTTGGTGAATCCACACCTCGAAAATCGTTACAAGATCCTCTTCAGCCAGATTACTAGACTTTTGCCTAGGCTCATCCCAATCATCAACGTCAGTAACGCGCTTACCGACAGCATTACCAGTAGTTGGAAAAGGACTAAGGGTAGGCTTAAGATCCGCTTCGATATTGTCAGCATACTTCGGATCTAGTTTGAGTTCACTAAGAAGTCTCTTAGAACGAATTGCGATAAATCGCGCATTATCTACGTTTCTATCAGGAACTAGATAATCTACGATCAACTGAGCCGGAGAAAGACGAACGTGGACAGGCGCTCCCTTGTCAAGCCAGACGGTTGGACCACGAGAAGAAGATTCGCTAGTAGGGCCAGCGCCATTGCCAGCCTCATCTACCTTATTCACAATGTCCTTAAGCACTGCTTCTGGATAGAAACATGAATCAAGGACAACTTGCTTACACTCCTCAGCAAATCCAGTCTTATCCAGCGTGTTATTGATAACGCCATTATAGATTTGCTCCTTTCCTGCGTGTTGTGGCGCTGTAGGAGCACAGTCTAGCGAGGGATTCTGGAAGAACAAGGTTGGCAACAACGTTCGCACATGCGCGTGTGCGAGGTTAATCACCATTTTGATGTCTTCTTTACTCTTCTTCTTAACGTTCTCCCAGTGTTTTCCACTAAGAAGGTTTCTTACGTTCCTAAAGAACTTAAAATAACTCTCGTCTTTAGCAATAGAGACGTCAATAAGGCCGCGAAGCCACTTGCCGCCTTCTGCTCCAAGAGTTTTACTTTCCGTCTTAGTGAGTTTCATGTCAGATTACCTATGAAGTCGCAAGCAAATGACTCGTCATTATCTGATTCGTCGTCATTCACGTCTCCATAGACTGCTTGCCAAGTATCGGTCGGCCCTACTTCCTTCATAGCTTCGGGCGCACCGTAGAAAAGCATCTCTAAATCCGCTAGAGTGTCAAGAATATCGTCGTAGGTAGAGCGTGGATAAGTGACCATCTCATCAATGATATATTCATAGTTTTGAATATGCTCCTCGATGAAGAAATCTCCACGTTCCACGCGCGGTTGTAGTGCTAGAATACGCTTCTTCTTGCTAGATCGTCCTCTATCTACCTCTACCCATGGCACACTAATATGATTCTTGACACACCATTCTCTGTATGTCTTGTTTAGAGTCTTCTGGAATGCTGTAGACTCTACTGAAACCTTTACACACTTCCATTTCTGCTGTAGCGCAGCAACGTGCGTCAGGAATGAGGAAGTGAGTAGCTTGTCGCGCACTACCTGACGCACGAACATGCGTCCTAGATGGTCAAACGAAGCTACTGTAATGACCCACCAGTCTCCTTGCTCAGTTTCCTCAACTGCCAAGTCGCACGCCATGAAATTGACAACCGTTTCTGGAATATCAATTTCATCAATCGGATTGATGTCTGAGAATTTGAAGATCGCATCTTCCTCAGGCACCGGGTTATTCATGTATTGACATGAGAAAATATACGAACCATTCTCAGTTCGGATTTCCTCAATGTCGTCTTTCTTGAAACGCTCAGGCCAAATAGGCTGAACGTTCTCATATCCTGCGATTGTCTCGCCACCGGATTCTACCTTCTCAACTACCTGCCGCAGATAGATCCAGTAACGAGGAACAACCTTTTCACTAAGCTGGATTAGACGCTTGCGGCGACCAAACTCGGCCTCGATAAGCCGACTATATAGATCGTCGAAGTGCCACCGCGTTCCAATAATCGTGATTTTGCTATTGGCGTCGTGACGCAACTGCAAGGCATTCTTATACCAGCGATGAACCTTGTCTCGGTATTCTCTCGTCGTGGTGTTGTCATCGTTAACAGGATCATCAAACTTCATCCTGTCATAGTGCTTCGACACAAGCGAAGCCGTGACTGACATAACCTCAATGTTCCCTTCCTTCTTTCCAGCATACTTACTGCAAGGGAAGTCGAGCCTATGTGTTAGCCACTTACAACGATCCTTCAAAGACTTTGGAGCAAGGTCAGGACAATACTCCGGGAACAGCCAACGGAAGACTTCATTAGTCTCCACGCACGAGCGAATGTTAGCGAGAATGTCAATTGCATTCTCTAGCTTGGCATTGATGATTAGATGCCGCTCATGCGGATCTACAATCAATTCCCATAGTGTGCCGGCTTCTGTAATGCAACTCGTCTTCAAATGAGAACGAGGCATTAACCAAATCGAAAATCTCTTATTGTGCCTTTTCTGATACCTCTCCGTAAACTCCATATGTAACGGAGTCATAGTGTCCGCGTTCCCATAAACGCGACACTGGAAAAACCAGAAGTCCGTGCGACACTTCTCGCGCAGCACCATACGGATTGCCTCCATATCGTTAGTGCTTTCGCCCATACTCGACAGGAACTCTCTGACCTGAGCAGTGCGGGCTAGTCTACTAGCCGCACGTCTCTGGTTACCCGTCGGTGGCTTCATACTCAGTGTCGCTACCAATTTCTCCTTCCGTGCCTACAGCGATTGTCTTAGTCTGAACAGCCTTAAGCTTGGGCCTATGATAAGTATCAACAAGCGCACTAGCAAGCTTATCTAGTGAGCTAGGCATGTGAACATTGATCTCTACAGTCTTCTTATCCTCCGACTTCTTTACTTCGTTTGCTTCACCACGAGCAACCCTACGAATGTCTTGCGTAGCCTTGATAGTAGTTGTGAGTCTAGTAAGATCCTGTGGAGAGATTACTCCGTCTCCATTAGCTGCCTGTTGCAGCATACGCTCGGCTACTTGCTCAATGCTAGCAGCGATTCTATCGTGGCGCTCGCCAAGATTAGCGCCATACATCTTCCCTACGCCACTGATCTTCCGAAACTCTTCAAACAACCGGCGATCTCTCTCCTCATCCCACGAGAAGACAAGAACCCATCTATTGATTACATTGATATCAGTGCCAGTCTCCTTAGAAATCAAACTAGGATTCATACCACGAAGGAAGAGATTCCTAGCCTTAAGCATAACTGCACTGGTAGTATGCTTAATACGGCCAGTGGCTTCT